TTGAGAAGGATCTATCCTGGTGCCTTGTCCAGCATTGTGTCTATATAAAAATTCTATAGCATTTCTACCTCTTCTAGCGTAATAGTCTGTTGTGGTAGTTAATGTTATTGCTTCACTGTCGTAAATTTTAACCACATCAGCTGTGTAGAAATAAAACAGTTGCCCATCTTCATACTCGCCCGGCAATGTGATACTGGATTCTTGAGACGTAATTATAAAATTGGTGGCTGGGTACGGTCTATATCTTTCTATGTTATCATAGCTGATATATTTTTCAAAAAAAACAAATTTTGTTGTGATATTCACATCTGGTTCTACCACTATGTCAAAAATATCTGGGTTATCTACAACTCCATCGTCGTCGTTGTCATAAAATCCCACTTTGACTTTTCTATTATCTTGATATCCATCTGCTTCTTCCACGGTGTCCACAATCTGCCAATCAATTGGATAACCTATTCCTAATCCTGTGCTGGGCACAGTATTACTTTTTAATACTTTTACAATGTCTTTAACTGAAGTTCCTGTGATATAATCGTATATTCTTTCTTCTGTGTCAAAATGGAATTTATTGTCTGCTTCTGATTCAAAAATATAATCCAGTGCTCTGGACGTTACTGTGTATGTGTTTCCGTCATTGGAGAATTTAAACCACCCGCTGGCATCTTGATTGGTATTTGTGTTATCTCCAGCATCATTCAAAGAAAAATTTTCAGAAGAACTTAAATTGGCACCGGTTATCACCACCCATTGTGAGTTTTCTTCATCAAATCGTAGACCAAATTCTTCGTAAAGTTCTATTCTATCTTGTAGATCTGTTTTTAATGCAGCATCAAAAACTGTCACAAACTCCGGTATAACTGATGTTAATTCGGCATCTGCTGGTACCTTATCATTTAATGTGATTGGTCCTACTCCTGTTTCTAAATTACCTGCTCCTCCGTTGGCGCCATCTCCTGCTACTGCAGCAATTTTACTCCACTGTCTGTCTTGGGCAAGTCCTGTGCCGGCAGATACTAATTTGCCATTTAAAAATTTTCTTGTGTCTGGAGATGTAAATTTAATCAGGGATCCTGGTTTAGCATATTTTAAATTGCTGGTTGCAAAATCCCCCACTGCTAGTGGTCCACCTGCGGCAAAATATCCTGTATTGGTATTGTTTCCTGTGGTACTGCTGACCCATCTGGCATTTAAAGCACTGAGATCTTTTTGACCATATTTGATATAATAAAATTGTCTAGCATGTGCTGTGGACAATGTTGTTTCTACCAATCGATTAATTACATCTAATATTTCATTTCTATTTGTGAATGTGAAAGTAAATTGTGGTGTGTTCTCTTCTCTGTAAAGTATTCCATCATCAGCAAATACAGATACATTACTGTAAGCACCTGTGGGATCTATAATTTCCTTAGCTCTGCTGATGCCACTGGCACTTCTGTTTACTGATTTTATTTTAATAATTTCTTGTGATGCTGATAGAGGAACCACATTGTAATCTTCTGCTGTGATCATTCTATTCTGAGAATAATACACCTGTGGTGCTTTAGTTTTGATGCTGTCATTGCTTTCTGTGGCAGCAGCATTGTAGATACTCTGTTGTAGAGATGCTGTAACTGTTAAAGTCTGTTCTCCACCATTGGCATCTATATAATTCATGCTGAATGATATACCTTGCATATCAGCTGATTGAATTGAGAAATTTGAGTTAGCACTGGTTCTATAGTATGCTCTAAATCTTCCAGATGGTATGTTGGAAAAGTTGCCATCTCCAAACACAAGATCCACTGCGTCATTGTTTTTAGTCACAACATTGTATATGTCTCTCACATCTGAATTTAAACTGTTGTAGATGACATTGTTGCCACTGAGGTCAGGTACTTTGATCCAAAATTTTTCTATTTGTCCAAAATCGTCTAACTGATATAACCACACATCGATGTTGTTGATGTTATTAACATTGATAGATTGAACATAATTGGTCGTGGGCTGAGTTATAGAAAATTCAAGATTGGCCAAAGATCCTTGTTTTATTAAAGTAAAAAATCCCGTGTTAGGACTAGAGTCTCCGGCTCCGTCATTTCTATAAACATAAGTGAACCCTGTGCCTGGCACTGGAGATTTTTCATAGATAGATTCTGAATTAGATAGTGTTGCTGGTACTATTTCAAAATTTCTTGCAATACCACTTATGCCTCTTGTGAATGTGAATATTGGCACATCAGTATTGTTGGAATTCACCATATAGGTTTCTGTTTTAATTCCACCTATGTTGCCTGCTTCTCCAGGTTTCCCAAATGTTTGTCCTGAAATATTGGCCGCATTTAATATAGTGATAAATTGTTCTCTTGAATTGGCATTGGTAGAATCATTCCATACTATTGTAATATTAGCTAAACTATTTCCTGAGCTATCTCTCACATCTTGTGTAGTGGATACCGATTGAAATTTTAAAAGTCCTGTGGCTGGAAGATTTCTTTTGACATTGTAATTGATTAGTCTAGCTAGTCTTAGAATACTGTTCCTTCTAGAAGCTGTTTCTAAAAAGTTTTCTCGAGCATTTAGATCCACTCTGAAACTCAAACTCTGAGCAATATAAGCAATAAGATCAATGAGAGCAATATACTCAGAACTCTCAACAAAATCATTGAAATCATCTGGATAATTCTCTCTAAGATAGGCAATCATGGTCCTTCTCAGGGTCTCAAAATCGTATGATTTAAAATCTGCCTGTTGGAAACTGGTATAGATTTTGCGCCAATCTTCGGCTACTAGTAATCGGTTTTGTCTATCAGTGATGGCCATAGTTTAATACACGGATATTTATGGATATTATTAAGTGCGTAGATTAAGACAGGCGTAAAAGAGAGTTTTCGTCAAATGAGAATGTTAATTTCTCGGTAATATTGTAGGGCACATAGGTTATAGTGGCTTGTACAGCAATGCCTTTTTCGGTTTCACTTACTATTATATCAGATGTGTTAATACGAGGATCAGCATTTAAATTTTGTGTGATATCATCAGCTATGGCTTGTTTTAGAGCATTTGTTAAAGGTTCAAATATGCAATCATAGATTATGGTGCCAAATTCTGGATTTTCTACTCGTTCACCTTTTCTCACACTCAATCTGTTGATAAGATCTTGTTTAATTAATTCAAAGTCGTACAATCTAAAATTGTTTTGATCGGCTCTAGAACTGAAGCCTTTGAATACTTGCGTTAAATTACTATTTTTATTTTTATCTTCGTAAGCCATATTTCAAAACTCCTAGAACGGTGAGAATCCTCCAAAATCAAATGCTGCTGATACAACATCAGCACCATCACTGAAAGCAAATCCACCCTGTGCAAAACTCCAAATATCTCCCGCACTTGATGCCACTGATCCTAGTATATCGTTTGCTCCTGACAATATGCTTGTTATATTGGTCATAGAAGTGATCTCTCCTGCGATGATGTTTCTAAATTGATCCGTCACAATACTTATACCTTGATTTATTGCTGCAGTGCCCAGACCTTGTATTAATCCTTCGGGAGATAGATTGGCCAAGTTTATGCCAGATATTCCAGAGTTTCCAAATGCACCAGGGCCAAATATATCTCCAACATTTTTGAATAAATCTGGCAATCCTCCTCCAAACACTTGAGGATCTACAAAAGAACTCAGTGACATGTCATTTGCGATTGCATAGGTATCTATACCGTCTCCGCGGAAGAAGTCTTTGACAGCAGAAGTATTTCTGTCAGAAAATATAGAGTCAGCAACACTTCTAGTTACACTATTGATAGAATTGTTTATGATGTTTCCCACTGTGGCGTTCACTGCATTTTGTGCTGTGGCTGCGAGATTGCCAACAACATTACCTCCAGGTAAATTGTTTATTACTTTACCCATGTCTCCTATGCTGTATAGCACTCCTGCTTGATTAACAAATATTTGATCTTTGAAAAGATTGCCTAGTTCTCCCCCAGCTGCTCCTGTGATCCTATTGATCACTCGGTTGGATACATCACTTATTCCCGGCAACAATGCTCTGCTGGCCAGTGGTCCCCCATTTGGTAGATTGAAAATGATTGGATAGTTCTGTACAAATTCTCCAGCAGTTTTCTGCAAGGCTGCAATATCTGTAACAGGAATGCCAAGTTTTTTAATATATTCTTCCGTGTCCGCCTCCATCTGAGCAATGCCGGAGGTACCTCCTCTGAGCCTGTTCCTCTGTTCAACATAGCCCAGCGTGCCCGGTGTGTTGGCGTCTTCTCTTCTGCCCGCGGATGTGAATGATTTAATATTATCATAGTGCCATAGGAATGGTTCATGTGTGGGCACACGCATGCCTGACATACCTGGTATGCTTCTATCTTGTTTCAGTACTCCAACAGATCCTTTGAGTACTGGAGTGACATCTGGAATTTGTATTTCTGCTGTGCCTGTTCCGTGTGGTTGATTGAAACCTGTTCTTTTCAATGGCTGAAGAAGATTTGGATCTGCTGGCATGCTGTTGAAATGTACCTGGCTGCCCACGAGATGAACTTGTCCAGACGCTTGATGTATCTGCTGTCCACCAGCTGCCTGAGTATAGATACCCATGGCTGTGCGTAGGCTGTAGTAACCTTCGTTGACGCTGAGGTTCATGGACCTGCTGGCTAATTGATTTATAATAGATCCATCAATGCTGATGATACCTTTGATGGTTCTATCCATTGGATCTTGTCCTAAATGTTCGTTGGCTTTGATTTTAATATTTCTATTGGCGTACATATTGATATCACCTTCTGCGTGAAAGTTTATGTCTCCTCCAGATCTTATGTTGTAGCCTTTTTGGGCGTATATGTCCACGGCGCCATCACCGCTGAACTCCATCCACACTGTGCCTTTGGCGTTGGCTAGATATATTACTCCTGCTGTGTCGTGCATCAATAACTGATGCCCGGAGCTGGTTCTTAATCTTATCAACTGATTGTCTCCCTCTGAATCTCCGTCATCCATGACAAATGTGTGTCCTGCACTTCTTACCACTGGTATGTCTTCCAGTGCGTCTAATGGTCCTAGTTTGACTTTTCTTCTTGCAGGATCCACTCTGCCGGGTGTGCTGATACCAAACACAGCACTGGGGCTCTCTCTGCGTGCCGAACTGGAGGTCGTTCCTCTGACCGTGTCTTGACTCAATCCTTGATTTCTTAATGTATTGGCAAAAGGATGTATTGGTTTCCTTAACTTATCAGTACTTCCTGCTCCTCCGCTTAAATTATATAATTTTCTGTTTACTTCTCCGGCTGGCACCATGTCTGTGCCATATATTTCTCTTTTAAGATCTTGTGTGGTATCTTCTGATGACGTTTCTCCCACTGTGTCCTTGGACGCTGCTATGCCTGGAATCATGTGATTGGTTAGAGGATCCTGTATGCAACCAAACCAAAAACCTTGGGAGACCTTTCCTTCTACAAATATAACCAACACTCGGCTGTCTATGTCTGGTGGTACCATCCACATTCCATAGGAATGAGCTCCATCTTCATAATCGGCTACGTCGCCTGCTGTGCTGCCAGACAATGCATTGGTACTTTTAGCACCATAGAATGGCATGAGGTATTCTACATCGTAGAGCTGTCCTGCATAACCTTCACTAACTCCTGCCAAACTGGGTATCAACACTCGCAGTCCTCCCATTTTAGAAGGATCCACATTGTCTTTAACTATACCAATATAAGGTCCAGGATTGATTTCTGTATATGTGGAAGTCCTGTTCTTCCTATTGGGTGTGGACGTGTCGCCTGCCATTGTTATGCTCCTCCTGATCCTAATTGATTATCTGATTGTGTTTTAGCATCAAGTTCTTCTTTGGTTAAGGTAAAAACTCCTCTTTCTAAGTTTTCCGCATTAATTCCGTAATCTTTGATTATTCTAATATTTTCTGCAACATTG